CCAAACTCGACGACGGCACATCGCGAGTGCAGGGGTTCAAGGATTTTATTTTTGTAGTTACAGGTGAAGATGAACCTGCAGTTCCCAGCAAACTCCTCAATAAACGCCCGTAGTAGGAGTTGAACGTCATTGGATGTGTTGTCTGCCTCATCAATGATGATGACTTTGTGTTTAGCAGTTGCTGTAAGCGAGACGGTCGAAGCGAAGTTCTTCGCATTGTTTCGGACAGTATCCAAGAACCGCCCTTCATCGGATCCATTGATGACATAAACATCTGCTCCAAGTTGATTACAGAGAGCCTTTGCAACAGTGGTCTTACCAATACCTGGAGGACCAGCAAGAAGCATATTAGGAATCTCTCCTTTATCTAGGAAGTCTTGAAAAGTCTTCTTGGTTTGATCAGGGAGGATACACTCTTCAATAGTCTTAGGTCGATATTTTTCAACCCAAATAAAGTCACTCATGACAAAAGTTTACTAATACCAATTGTGGTCAGAAAACCGAGCATGATAACCATATCCCACATTTTGTATTTGATAAAATATGGGATGGTTACCGAGTCGGCAACTAAGTGTACCACTACACCTAGTTTGGCATCAACATGTAAAACAACAAAGTAGGAAACAACAATAAGAGTGCTTCCAAGAATCCTTAGATACTCAAGGAATTTAACCGAATGTAGAATCTGGTTCAAGGGCAATATAATATGTAAGGTTATACTTGGTGTTAGTGAATTGAGACAAAAGTTTAGATGAAACAACTACATCGTAGGCACCAGGAATAATCTTGATGTTTTCTACTTTGAAGTTGAAGGTAAACTCTTTATCAGTTTCGCCAACAACGATTGCATACTCGTTAGAAGTATCGTTCTTCTTATCACGAACAACCAGTTTGATGACACCTGCTTCACCAACGGCAGAAAGATCAGGCAGTTGATAAACCTGCGCTGCTTTCACCAGTTTCTCAAGAGAAGAACTATCCAGTTGGAAGCAAACATCTTCAGTAGGAAGAGTAATCTCTTTTTCTGGGGGAGAAATAATTACAGCAGGATCTGCATAGAAGTATTTCACACGACGCTTGCCTTCTTTGATGCTCAAGTAAGAATCTTCCTTGAAATCAAGATCAGGATCTTGGTGAAGACCCAAACCATTCAGAAACTGGTTGAGATCATAGATAGCAAAATCGCGAGGAAACTCTTCTTTAATATCTGCTTCAGCAAGGATATTCTTTGCAACCGAAATGGTGCGGAGACGATTACCCTCTTTCACCAGAATAGAGTTATTAATACCAGCAAAGTTCTTAAGAACGGTGAGGGTAGTGTCAGACAGTTTCATAGTATCGGGATTCAATTTCATCACTGGTTATAGGTTTCGCGCTGGGCGTTTTTGTCATTGAAGTGCATCAGGAGAACTGCATAGTGCAGGATCTTCATGATATCACGGCGGGCAGTGCCTTTCTTATCATATCGAGAGGCATACTTGAGGATGTTGCTGCGGCAGAAGGATTCACCATCACCACAAGCTTCAATCAGATCAAGTGTTTGTACTTTATCATCACCAGCAGAATAATGCTGGTTGTATGTTTCAGAAATATAATCGGTCAGTTCTTTGAGAATTCGTTCTTCACTATACTTAAATCGATTGGGATTGTTACTACTAGTAGTCATATCAAGGTTAAAAGAAACGTGATCTTCACCTACACTGAAAAAATTATCGTAGGGGACAGGTTGTGCGGCAAAGGGTCCTGGATCACCCAGGTCAAGACCATCATATCCAGTGCTAGTGAATGTGATGGTATCATCGGACATACCACCAGGAAGTGGGGTGCCTAGATTCAAAGTGTTGTCGTTCATTTCATCGTAAAGAAAACTCCAAGCATTTACCATTATATCAGGCAACCTCCTCACCGTCAACGGGCATCTGGAAATCAGCATCAACTTTATCGTAAAGTTCCAAGAATGCCTGCTTGGTTTCATCATCGAAACGATTCACGCAAACTTGGATTGCTTTTGCTTTATCACCAAAGATGTTGAATGCTTTGATGATATGAACCAGGCGCCGGGTACTGATGATCTCCTCAATACCACCATCGTAGAAGGTCTTACGAATGATATCTGCCCAGTCAGCAAGTCGCTTGCAGAAGTTCTCATCTGCACAGAGTTTGTTGAGGATCTTGGTTTCGATAGCAGCAGTAGGATACTCCTGCTCGAAGGTTACGGGGAAACGCTCCAGGAACGCTTCATTCAACACATTGGTGCCGATAAAACGACCATCGTCAGAACCTTTACCCTTGGTGTTAGCAGTGGCAATAACGTTGAATCCAGCGGTAGGTTGAACGAACTTACCAATCTTCTTCAGGAAGACACCTTTTCCTTCGAGCACTGATTGAAGGCAAAGAATCTTGTTGGAAGCCAGGTCAATCTCGTCAAGCAGTAGAATCGCACCGCGCTCCAGGGCTTCGATGACTGGACCATTGTGCCAAACGGTTTCACCATTGACGAGACGGAATCCACCAATGAGATCATCTTCATCTGTTTCGATAGTAATGTTTACACGGATGAGTTCTCGTCCGAGTTGGGCACACGCTTGCTCAACAGAGAACGTTTTACCATTGCCCGA